TTTTGCTGTATCTGCTGATGCGGCCGAATCTACACGCGTTATGGATACATTACCGGATGTATCTGGCTTAGTGCCGTTAATACTTTTAATAAAGTTTTGTTGGGCAACAGCATGAGGAGTTACCGCCTTGGTAATACTTGAAGCATCTGCTGTAATATTGTCACTTAGCTGAACGATGCCTTTTACGCTAGTTGTGGCATCTGGAACTAAAGCTAAAACATCATTTTTAAGAGGAATTTTCTGCCAGACAGACTCGTTAGTTTCGGGCGCAACAACTGCTGTGGCAGGACCGTTATTTGACATACAGAGATATAGATGATTGTTTGTAAAGACAATGTCATTTTTTGAATAGTTTTTATCTCTTAAATATTTAAATGCTGTTCCTGATGGAAATTTTAGAGTTAGGATAGCTGTTGCAAGCTGATTGAGAGAATTTTTGTCAGGTGTAACTCCTAGTTCTTTTATAGTATTTACAATTTCAGCAGTTACACTTTCAAACCAAGCAGCACCTGGAGTAGATGCAGGAATTGCCAGCTCCGGAGATCCTGAAGTAAAATGACCTTTTTCAGTTAAAGTTGATAACTTAGGTGGTGTCTCTGCAGCATTTGCTTGCATGTAAAAATCCATAATATTTCTCCGTTATAATTCTGATTTACCATACAAAAAGATTACATTAGCGTGGCATGGTGCTAATGACTTCACCATACATTCAAAAAGCTGATCGCCCCAAATAGCTAAAGGTTGAGAAGCATCCCATGCTGTTGTAAATTCTTTTTTGTTGTATTTATCAACAGTAATTGTCATAAAGTAAGCTTTCCACTCGTCGTCATACAAAGCTTGAGAACAATTAGAGCGAGTTGTAAAAGTGTTGAAGTTTTGAATACTTACATTTTGATAATCTAGTGAGCGTGCGATAAGAGCAACTAACTCACCAAAGCTCATACCAAGAGTTGCAATTTTTGTAACAAGGACTTTGCGGTATAAATCAATGCTTGGATTATCTATGCTTTTTAAACATTTATCAGGTATCCCCCATTGAGTAAACCATTCTGACAAAGTTACTTGTGCATCTCGAGGATCACTCTCATCAATCAGCTTTTTTATTAAAGCATCTATTTGTGCGAACTCTTGCGCTGCTACATAAAGCATAGACATTAAGGTAGTATGATCGTCAAGTTCCCACGCAGGACCTCGTGGCAACAACGCTTTCATAGCCTTGTAATAATCATCTGTACTGTAGCCTAATCGTCCTCTTGCCATGTGATTTCTCCTACTGTAGGAAGATACTGGGAGCCTTGAGCCTGAATATCTAATTTTGGTTCTACAATTACATGATCAATTTCGTCTGTAAGTTTTGATATAGCTAAATTAAGATGAGATAGATAGATTTTTCCGCCTGGCACAGCTTCATCTTTAAAGACATCTTTAATTGCCTGTTCAGCCTGTTCACGCATGGTGAGATTGTTAGGCTTGATCTTGAGCTTAAAGTTAAATGATTGTGGAACAGGGGCAACAACATACACAGTAGCCATAATATTTGACATAAGATCTAAGTGTTGCTGTACTTTATCTATAAGCTCACTGTCTGGTAAGTTCATGTTATCGTCTAAGATACGCATGGTAACTGTACCTTTGCCCTGTTCCTGAGGATAGCACCACGCCTGACCTACACCTTCAACCTCACGACACCAGGCAATATAATCATCCTTAGTGCCTTGTCTTGGTGGATTCTGTGTATGCTCTAAAACACGCGCTCTTAAGCTATCATCAGTTTCAGTATCTGTACCTCCAGTGATCTCACCTGTGGTCACAGCATTGATAACTCCAACTAATGGAGTAGGAAGGCTAAGCTCTACATTTTCTGAGATGTTATAGCTTTGTCCTGCTTCTAATGCTCTGACTGTTGCAATACCTTGTGAATTAGGCGATGAGATTGTTTCATACTGTAAACCTGTATCTGTCTGAATGACTGTATGCAGAGGTATATTAGACACCGCTTGAGCATAGCTAAATTTAACAAAACCTTTAGCTTTAGTTGCCTGTTTTCTTGACAGTCCCCAGATAGATGCAACTCTCTCAAGATAAGAAACTTCACAGCTATCTATAAACAACTGCCTACGTCCATATTCAATAGCTGAATACAAGCTGTGTGCCACACTGGAAATGATTGTTTTAAATACTGCAATATCAGAACGTCTTAATTGAGTACTATCAAGCCTTGAGGTCGTTTCATTATCAACTCTATCTTTGATTTCTTGCAGAGTAGGTCTAATCGTTGCCATTTAATACATCCTTAATCTCATATGAAGTTTTGCCATGTTCTTGTTCTAGAACTACAGATAAGTTAATGCGGTTAGGATCATTACTATCACGTTCTACGGAGACAGATATCTCTGTACAAATTCCATCTTCAACCAACCATTGAAGAGCGTCATCTGCCATTTCCTGAGCTCTTAATAGAGTTTCAGATGTGATCTTGCTTCTTAATAGTTGCCATAGTTTTGAACCTATTTCATCTTTATTTAAAGAATCTCCCCACCATCCCTGTTTACCAAGCTCATGATCATAATCATCACTATCATCAGCTCTGCACCATGAAAACAATGAGATAATCACTGCTCTTGTTAGGGAATCTTGCATATCAGCTTGAACTAAACTGCCATTAAGAAATAACTTCATTTTTAATTTTCTCTAGTTGTCTAGGACATAAATGGCTTGCTGAGAAGTCAAAAACTATAATTTGCTCATCAGTTTTAAACATCAGGGCAGGAACTCCTACAAGATTGGATATATCAATGCAGGCATAAAAAAAGCCATTCCATTTTACGGAACAGCTTTTATTCTCTATTTGAGCTTTTAATGTGTGCCACTTATGACATCGAAAGATATGAATCAACCTTTCGTGAGGCGGTGTTGATTGCATTGCTTTTACCTTGGTGCAGATGTACTGCCACCGCTATCTCCTGTGTGAGTATGGTCTTTCAAGCTAATTGAGCCCGCTGTAGTATCTCCATCAGAGTGAATAGAGCCTGTAGTGGTGTAATCACCCTGTGTTTGCTGTATGTTACCTGTGATTTGAGCACCACTACCACCGCTAATAACCATACCGCCCTGACCTGTAATCAGTTGAGTGACAGTTAAAGGACCATTGATAGTGTTTTGAGGGCAAGTAACTACAGTGCTTGTAGATGCTTTAACATTAACAGTGTCAGCTGTTACATTAACTTCACTATCGGCTTTAATGTTGATATTGGCATTGGAGGTAATGTTGATATCTCCTTTAGTGTGAATATTGATAGGATCATCAACTCCATCAATATCGATACAGTCACGCTTCAGATAAATATGGCGTTTCTTATCATCATAGATCACCACTTCACCGGTTTTTAATGACTTAACTCTAAAACGTCTGTCTGCCACACACATAACAAAGCCTAACTCGTGACTTTCATCTGTGTAAAATGTAATAGCATCTGTTTTCTTATCTGTATAAGGTTCTGACGAAAAGCCATAAGGCTCCATGTGCTCAACATCTTGACGAACTTCCCCACTCTGATGTTCTACCTGAAGTTCTCTTAACTCATCATCATTTTTAGAGATGGTTACTGTACCGCGCTCAATATCTGCTGCCATTTATGCACTCATAAAATCTTGCTTTTTATTTATCCATGAAAAATCAGCTGAGGAGTTACTGTTTTTCTTGATAATGACCTTTTTAGGATCTTCTTTATCATTCTCAGTCTCTAATCTCCAGCCATTAGGAGGTATTACATCAAGAGTGGTTGTCATCCCCTCATTTTCAGTTAGATTAAAAACAACACGAGTAATTAAAAACTTTTGTGATCGTTGAGTATCGATGCCTAAAAAATCATCTTTGATATCAACCAAAGAGTTAATCTTCCAAAGTTTTCCTGTAGACTGTCGCCAGCCTTGAACTTTATATGTAATCTTAAAAAACTGAGATAAATAATAATCCCTGTCTCCTTCAGCTGTAACTTTGCACTTTGCTGTATCTGCTGCACCCTGTACTTTCTTAGTTAAGAGGCGAGTTCTGGATACATTATCATCTACAGCAATGTAATTATGACTACTTGCATCATGTCCTGTTTTACCTGTAGCGCCTTTATCCTGTCCTACAGCTCTGTAGTACTTGTAAATTTTGCTAGCATCAAAACTAGCATCACCTGTAAGGATGTTCTGGCCAAGGACTAAAGCATCATCAGCTGTAAGCTTGCCCTTTTCAGTAACTACAAGCTCACCTTTTTCGTTACCGTAAAAAAGCAAATTCTCTGTAGAAGTGAGGTTTTGTAGAGCTTTTAATACAGTGTCTTCATGTTTTGCTGAGAAGTTACGCTTCTTAGTTAAAGGTTTTGTTTCATTAACAAGCTTAATACCATAAGGCATGATTAGCTGAGCAATAATAGTTTCAAGGGCTACATTCTTATATTCAGTTGCAGCATTCTGAGGGCAACTTACATAGTTTGAATTTGAAGTATTAGGCTTTTCATAAGAGATATTAGGATCATCGACCATTACAGTGCAGTCGATTAAATCACAGGTTTTACTGCGACCAGCAATACCTACGTTAGCTGAGGTTGCTGAATAACTTACTGGAGTTTGTTCAATATAACCTGTAAGAACTGTATCTTCACCTATTTTTACTGTAACAGGTCGACCAGGTTCTAAATTATTTTTTAAACTTATTGATTGCGATACCATTCCTACAGAAAAGGCTGGAGCAATAGTATTTAATTCTGAAGTAATACTAACAGAACTCCAATATTTATAATCATCACCGTCTATTCTTAAAGAAACTTCATTATCATTCATTTATTACTCACAAATTATGTTTTTGCCTTCGTAGTAACACTCTCTTGTTTTACCATCAATGGTCATGTCAAACACCTCAGGTTGAGATCTGATTATTCTTTTCCAATCACTTTTCTTTAAAGTTTCCATTGCTTTCAAAAAATATTCATCAGCTACAACAGAAGTGTTTGTTTTATTTGTTTCAATATTGTCAGTTAATTTGGTGTTTTCATCAAATATTGAACAACCTGAAATATAAAAACTTTCAATTAACAGAAAAATAACTAAAAATAACTTTTTCATATATTCCTCACTTGTCTTTTAATCCAATTATAGGTTCAAAAAACTTAGTGAAGAATTAGAAAAGAGCTATTTTCTTGATACGGTAAAATTACCTACTGGCATAAAGAGAGGGTTGATAACATCATTACGCTCAGCTATCTCATCAGCTCTAGTTGAGTCGCCATATTTGTCATAAGCTAGAACAAATGAAGGCTCACTTTGTTTTAGAGTTACAGTCTCAATACCAGAATCACCGTTAAGCATTTCTGTTAGATACTTGTAAACAGCCACGTAACTGTCAACCAAATCAAGATAATCCTGATTGTCATCTGTACCTTGAATTAGCATCTCAGCATCAATGGCATCTAACAGATTATTTCTAATCTTAAGAATTTGCTCATCTGATAAAGTTTTCTTGCTGTTACTGTCAGTATCAACATCATTATCTTCACCAATCATGCTGATAGCACCCATAGCATTAGCTATAAGTACAAGTCTGAAATTCTTTTTAATTTCATCTACAGCTTCATTTATTCTCTCTTTGTCTGAGAGTTTTTTAGATGTTCCTGTTGATGATGCTACATTAACTGGCTTTAATACTGGTAAAGTAATAGCATCTGTACACTTGATAGAAGCTAATTTCCAATCAGTAGTTGATTGAGCATACTGAGATAAACCTAAGGCACCAAGAAGACTAGATCTTGCCTGTTCCTTCTTATTGTACAAAGAAGTAACAATATCATGTCCCATTTCTAGAATATCGTTACCAAGATTAAACATCTGGGCAAACTGACAGTTAGATAATACTGCAGCACAAGAGTTTATTTGACTGGTTACATCATCAACAATTCCGGCTATTTTATCAGGTGTCCAATCGCCAAAAATTTTTGCATATAAAGCATCTGCTTTACTTAAAAGCTGATTTGCCCATGATGTAGTTTTCTTTGTGCTTTCATTACCTGCTTCTAAGAAAGTAAGTGTAAAAGTACAAATTCTTTTAGCTCTGTCATAAGTGATACTAGGACTGTCAATTGGAGTGACATCAAGAGAACCTAACCATGGATGTACAAGTTTTCCATGATTAGCTCTTCTATCAGTACCTACCTGTGATTCAATCTTATCAATCAACCTTTTAGAACGATCAATAAAATCATCACCTACAATAAAGCCTTGAATAGAGAACTGCCGTGTAGCCTTTCCAAGATCTTCAACGTAAGAGGCATCTCTTTGCGGAAACTCATGTGTTACAGTTCTTCTACCAAAAGATAGGGTTGCTGAATCAACATCAAATCGAATCCCCTCATAAGAGGCTTTTCTTAATGTCTTAACATTTAATAAACTCATCGTGTCACGCCTGTGTCAGCCATTACAGAGGTATTAAGAGAAGCACCAGTAGTACGCTCATGCTCAACTTCAGCCTTTGAGTTTTCATCTGTTTTAATTCTGACAATAACCTCTGATTTATTTTCACCCTGGATAATTGTCTGACCTAAAGCTGATGGTTGTCTCATAGGTTCATTGAGTATTCTTGATGTGCGTTCTGGCATTTGAATAGATGCTGTTTGCGACTGTTCTGTATCATCATCTGATGAGAAGAAACCTGTAGCTTTATTCCACAGACCTACCGCGCCATCCTTTAAAGATGATACTTTCTCCATAGCTGAGGCAAATGGCTTAAAGAAACAATCTTTGATTTGTTCCCATAAATCAGAAAAGAAACTTACTAGGTTCTTAAAACCATCCATTAACTTATCAGGAAGTTCAAGTAGGCCATTCCATTCATCTGATATAAAAGAACACAGCTTACTGAAAACTGAGCTAACCGCGTCATATACGCTTTTAACTACAGCCATAACGTCATCAGCTGAAATGCCCCATAGACCTAAATACCAGTCAAAGAAAGCACCTACAGCCTGTTTTACATTCTGCCAAACGCCAGTAAACCAAGTTACAACCTCGTCCCAGTGCTTGTAGAGTTGATAACCGCCATAAATTAAACCACCGATAGCTGCAACAATAGCTCCTACTATTAACACAATAGGATTAGCCCAAAGGGCAGCAGAGAGACTTACTATGGTCGGTATCAATGACAACATCGCTTTACCAACGCCCATAATAGACGCAATAACCTTCACTCCATAAAGTGAAGCTACAGCCACGCCTACAGTTTTTAAGCCTCCAAGGGCATTGAAAACTTTTGCAGATGCCTGAATAAACTTTACAAAGCCTGCCACTACTGATTTAAGATCAATGTCTTTTAAGGAATCAGCAAAATCCTTAATAGCATCAACAATGGTAGTTGCGATCCACTTTCTATTTTTTGCAATCCAATCATTAAAATCATCAAGCAAAGGTTGAAGTATTGGAAGCAACTTACCACCAATAGCATTCTGTAAACCTTGTGTAGCATATCTGGTGCGTGTCAGAGAGTCGCCGAACAATGTAGCAGCTGCTACATCTTCTTCTCCCATAATGACACCAAACTTTTCAGCTTCTTTACGTTGTGCAGCTAAGCCTGCTGAACCATCATTTAAGGTTTTAATTAAGCCTTGACCTGACTTACCAAAGAACTGAGTAGCAATGTAAGCTTTCTGTGTTGCAGTTGTCTGAGACTTAATTGCATCTGCCACCTCTGGCATTAACTGAGCAGCATCTTTTAACTTACCATTAGAATCTCTCATAGAGATGCCTAAACGGTTCATTAAACCAACCAAGTTCTTGTTAGAGCCGTTAGCAGCATTTGCCATGTTCTTATTTAACATAGCAATTGCGCTGTCCATTTGAGACGCTGATGAACCTGATTGATCTGCAGCATATCTGAATGCCTGAAGTGCATCAGATGCAATTGTCAGATTGCGACTGGCATCATCTACAGCACCACCATAAGACACCATTGAACCTATAGAATTTTTAACAATGGCAGCCGCTGATGCAAATGCACCTGCTATAGGTAGTGCTGTAATTGAACCTAATCCTTTTAACTCATTACCAAGTCCTTTAATTTGACGAGAAAAGACACGAAACTCTTTTTTGATTTTAGAAAGAGCTGGTGTTGCCTTGTCCTGTGCAGATACAACAACTTTGTTTTTAACTGTCTTGCCAGCCATATTAACGTTCCTTGCGCATTTGTTTTATTTGTTCTTGAATACGCTCTGTTTGTCTACCAAGTTCTAACAAGTCGGTTATAGAGCGCTTTTTGAGTTGAAAAGGATCAAGATGCCATGAGTAAGCTAAGTTAAAGAGCCAGTTACTGACCTGTTCCAAATCTCCGCAGCCTGCTCTTTTGAGACTAGAAAAAAAACAGCCAAACCATTCTTAAAGGTTTCCATGTCGTGGAATGAGATCTTCTTGACGGTTGATGGAGGTAAATTAGAGAGCTCTTTTGCCCACTGATAAACTTTCTTAGCGTTAAACTGTAGATTGCCATCATTATCAATGATGTAAGGATAATTCAGTTTTTCTAAAAGTTCTACAGTAGGTTCTTGAAGTTCTAATTCAGTTACTTCTTTGTCAGAGTTAGGGGTCTTAATTGGTGTTGTCAGTTTAAATAACATATTTGTCTCCTAAAACCGCCCATTACAGGCGGTTATATTTAGCTCCAGTTGCAATCTTTGCCTTTAAAGGTAATTGAGGTTGTACCATCAATTGCATTGCCTGTAATGTCGCCTTCAACATAAGCACCTGTCAGAGTGTAGACAGTACCATTAGCTAGTTCTGCAACAATAGTTAAATCGTCACTTTCTACTAGTTTTTGTCTTGGAAACTCAGGGGATAAAATACAATCAATGTTTAAAAAAGGAGTGATCCTTGTTTCTTTGTAGCCGGCAGGACCATTAACACCTTCAATAGTTTCTCTTTTAATTTTTGATAATGGATATTCACATGAGCCTTGGATTTCGAGTTGCTCACCATCCACTTTGACATAACAAACGCCTGATATACGTGCCATGTTATTCTCCTTTTAATCTGTAGATGAATACTGTAAACGGAACTGAGCTTGCAGCGCAAAAATACGCAACTGATTTACAAGATCAGGAGGTAGCAGTACGTTAATTCTGTTAACATCGTTTGCGTCGCGCTCTACAATCAGATACTTAGCAAACAAATCAGCATTCTCAACTAAGCCTTCCTCTTCCATCTTCTGATACTGAGCGATTAACTCTGACTTAATAACAGAAGGAGTAACAATAGCCTGACCTGCGCCATATCTTGTACCGTCATTAGCTAACTTATGACGTGGATACTTTGAGGTAATAGCTGTCTTTAAGCGCGAGATAATCTCAGCTAAGGTGTACAGAGTTGTTGAATCAAGATAGCTGTTATCAGCGTCACCAAAAGAGTTGAACTGATAGGTTGTAATAGCTCTTTGGATCATCACAGTGCCACTCTGCTGATATAAAGTAGCAATACCATTAGATAGCAGAGTATTCTGCTCATTAAAGCCAAATCTGTCTTCAATAGATGGAGCTAACAAACCTTCTAATGGTCCTGTCTGTAAAGGACGAGCAGGATCATTAGTGTAGTAAGATGCAGCTCGACCTAAGATTGCGCCTACAACTTCTAAGGTTAGGTTAGGATTGTTTTCTTCAATACCAAATAAGCTTACATGCTGGTCGTTTCTTGTTTTTCCGAAAGTAACTAATGATTCAGCATCACCACGCTTAGCAGTAAAGATATGACCGAACTGCATGCGAGAGTAAGCCCAACGTCCTGTAGAGTCCTGCATTTCCTTCTTGTAAGCATCTAATGCTGTAGATGAGGAATCAGGGCAACCGATGAACCAGAATGTTTCAGTTTCAACAGCTTTAAAGGCTTTTGCATAGTCAATCTCACCAGTACCACCGCTCATTGCTGTAATAGTAAGTGAGATGCCTGCAATGTTTTCTTCACCACCTGTAGCATCCTGTCTGTTAGTTGCTAACAGAATGTCATTACCATACAAACCTACAGTCTTAGCTGTCAGCTTAATTGCTGTAGCATTTTCTGTGTCTGTGGTTGATGTAGATGCTGTAATTGGAAGATCTTTATTAGCATTGATTGCATTGATTAGGTCTGTAGCAATATCTGAGGCTAGAGTACCGCTTGCAACTGTTACCGGTACTTTAGTTGCACCTACGTAAAAAGCGATGGTACCTGATTCAGTTGCCATACCTTTTAACTCTACAGCTCCAGTTGCTGGAGTTCCTGTCACAGTCATTGGCAAACACCAAAGCTCTGTAGAAGTATTCTGATCCTTAAAAGCTGTAACAGCTAAGGTTAAAGGCGCACCACGTCCAAACTTAGTCATAGCCTGTGACTGTGACGAGATTAGAGTAGGTTTACCGTCTGTAGCTGTGCCATCAGTTTTCTGACCAATTAACAGCGCCTTTTTAGCAGCAGTTGCTGTATTTGCCATCGAATTATCGACCTCTGCATAAAACAGAGGCACTCTGATATTTGATGGAATATGATTAAATGAAATAGACATTTAATTCTCCTAGTACCATTACCATAAATCTTTAAATTTGAATTGAGCATCGATTTGACCATCTGGCTTATCGCCCTGACAAATCACATCAATACCGCCTTTAAACTCGTCAGATACAGTCGCATTTAACTCATTAAACTTGCCTGTATTTTCTTCTAGCTCATCAGGCTGTCTTGTCTTTAGTTCGCTTATTTCATAAGTGCACTGCAAATCAATCTGAACAGCTAAGACAGGTTCTTCAACCTTAAGCACGCTGTATTTTTGATAGGAATAAATAGCCATGTTGTCGTCTGGTATTGGCGACCATGAAAGCAGAGCTTTTAAAATCTCGTTTTTTAAATCCTCAGCCTTATCAAATGCGTTTTGTCCTCGTCTGTCTTCTTGTGAATTAACTACAATCAAGACACCAACAGTTGAAGTAATGTTTTGCAGATAAGAGTTTGCTGACATCTGCTCTACTTCAGCAACTTCTCCTACCATGGTGACATATGCTGCAGGTAACTTCTCAGGACGTAAGTTTTGCAATTGCATGGGACCTGTAAAAGCAAATACCCTGCTATTAAATGAGGGGCAACGCTTACGTATAGCTTCAATAGTAGTGTTTAGCTTCATTTATCCCCATCCTTTTAAGCCTTTCATTAAAGCATCTGAGACAGCGTTTAAACTTTCTTCTTTTAACTCATCACCGGAATCAACAACCGCATCATGACGTGGTTTTAAGGTTCCATCTTTACGTCCATACATCAGTGGTGCTGGATACCAGAAAGGAAAATCTTTGAATGAATCGATTTGAACTCTTACCCAGTACTTGCCTTTACGTTTAGACAGATGAACCTTTACAGCTTTGCGCAATCTACCTGACTGTAAGCGTGGATAAATCACACCTTTACGGTTAGAAAGTTTCTTTTTAGCTGTCTTTTGAATGCTTTTACCAACATCTCTTAAAGCTGATTTAATGATCTTTGAATCAAAATCATCAGCTTGAAGTTCTTTGGGTATCTGCACTGAAAAGCTGACAGGAATACCGATGCTACTCATCTAGCATTACTCCTAAAGGTGTGCCCTGCTCTGGTCTGTCTATACCAAGTTCTTGAGCTTCAATCATGGTAAAACGACCACGACCGTTACAGTCAGTTACTCGTACAGGCATATAAGCTCTGTCTTTAAAGCGTATATACACACCATGTTCAATGTTTATAGGCTCTGTCTTACCCTTAATGGTTCTTATCCAAAAGCGATGAGTTGCTTTTTGTTCTGTCTGAGAACCTAACCAGTAAGCTGAACCTGTAGGCTCAATCTTTGCCCATACTTTGCAAATGGTTGTATCTTGTGAAACTGCTGCTAACTCTTTAGAGGGAATATCTATTCTTGAGAAGAGTTCAATGCGCTTGTTTAATTCACCTGACAAAGGCTCTGATACGCTCATTACTCGTCCTCATCGTTGTAAATAATGAAAGGATCTAAAAGATGCTTCCAAAAGACGACTAAGCCTGATTCATCAGACAGTTCTCTATGAGAATAAAGATCGCCTACGTAGCAAAAGATAAAGCTCTTTACTGTAGGTGGTACTTCTTCAATTGTTTTAGCTAATGCGTTCTTGTCATTTCTAAAAATAACTTCTCGTTGCATGATGTGCTCAGCCTGTTGAGTTGCTACTAAGATGTAGTGCTCTAACAGTTGATCTTCAAAATCATCATCAATTCTCAGATGCGCCTTAATTTCTTCTAATGAAACAGGAGCTATTGGAGCTGAAAGTTGAAAAGACATTTTTAGAAATCCTATAAAAAAGCCCTCAATTAAGAGGGCTAAGTAACTACAAGTAAGTATTATTTGGTTTTAACAGCTTGTGTCTTTACTGACTGAGAGTTAACTGGGTAAGCTCCAGTCGCCTGCAAAGATTGCTAATGGATTCTCCACAGCAAAGCCTAGACGACGATTTACACGGAAGGTGTAAAGCATAGACTTGAAGTTTTCACCATCAGAATCAGAAATTCTGAAATCTAATGCTTCACGATCGTAGATAGTTGCACCTAAGGTGAAATTACCTAAGATGTACTTTCCGGCTGCTACAAATGGAGTAGTCATTACAGGTAAGCCCCATAGGTTCTTAGTAGCTAGAAGCTGAGGACCGCCTAAAATGTAATGACCATTACCATCCTTTAATAGAGCTAACTGTGTCCAATCATCTGGGTTTAACAGTAAGCGCTCTGGCACAATGTACTGTTTTTCAAACTCAGTTTTTAAGAGCAGAGCAAAATCAAGTAAGGTTGCACCTGACTTAGGTAATTTACCCTGTACAGCTGTAGTCTTATCGGTAAAGTTACCTTCATGTAACAAACCGCCTAACTGAGCTGAGGTACCATCACCGTTGATAAGCTGATTCTCAATATTAAGTTTTAACTTATACTGCATCTTAGTTTCAATGAAAGCAGCTAAAGCTGACTCATTGGTAAGTAACTGATGAGTTACTACGGTATACGCACCGATATTTACACAGCTGGTGGTATGTAAAGTAGGATTAGTTACAGTAGTTTCGCCTAACTTCTCGCCTTCAGCTACAATCTTAGAACCATCAGTTACAGCACCTTCCTTGGTATACTCGATTGCATCAACTGATACAGGAATATGAGGAAATAACTGCTCAACCTGTAAGGGCTGATCAGGCCTTGTAACCATACCAGCCTGATAAGCAGGTGTAATGGTATTACGTGTAATTGAATTTGCTGCAGGTGACTTATTGATAGTATCTGCCTTGGTTGAGATGGTAAATACAGCTGAAGTACCATGCTGATAGTTCTTAACTACGTCATGAGCTGCTACTTTCTGACCTAAGCTTTTTACTTCATTAGTTGCGTTTAGTGCCTTAGTATTCTTATCTAAAGCCTGAGTTACATCAGCTAAGTACTTAGACAGTTCTAACTGCTTATCACCTAACTCTTTAACCTTATCCTCAAAAGCTTTTAAAGATACTTTACCGTTTTTCTGCTCTTCCTGGACATTCTTGATTGACTCTTCTAAGCTGTCGAGGGACTTAGAAATTTCATTTACTGCGTCTGACATTATTCTGTCTCCATAATTTTAGTTAATCTGCTTAATCTTGCAGAAATATCTTTTAGGTTTAGCTGTTTCTCGTCAGAATCTCTCTGAGTTGCAAATAGCTTTTTAGCTTGACTTACTAAGGTCAAACTTTCTTTTTGTGAAGCTCCTAAATCCCTTAGTGCTTTCTCAAAATCTCTTACAGAATTGATACTCTCAAAATTCTTACAGGCGATGATCTGCGCTTTCTGTTCACATGGAATACCAACGATAGAAATCTCAGGTAAACGAGCTACAGATTTAATAATTCTGATGTCGTTATCATCATCCCAGTCAACGTCTTTATCTGTGAACATTAAATGTACAGACAGGCCATTTAATGAACCGAACTTAACAGCGCTGTACACCTTCCTAGCCTCTTCAAGTTCAAGGTTTAACTGCCCTTTAACTTTTAAACCTTTCTCATCTACAGACATCTCTGTCCATTTGCCAATAGGAACACCAAAGATGTCATGGTTAAAAAACATCTTTGGCAAAGTTCCCAGCACTTTGTTATATGCTGTAGGAAGGATTGTGTCACCGGATGAATCAATAGAGCCAAACACTGATGCATAGCCTTCAATCACTCCTGACTGTTCCTGATCATCGAGAGCTTTCAGCTCGGAATGAGTAAGCTGTAGCTCTTTTAACTCTTCAATATTCATTGCTTAAACTCTCTTATTGTTGAATTGGTCGTGTTGATATTGGTGTTTGTGGTGTCTGTGTAGGATTTGCTGTACCTAACATTGATAAAGGCTGTAAGTTATTCTGTGCTGTTAAGATGTCACCATTCTTAACAGGTGCCAAACCTTCTTCAATGCGCACTTCATTTCTTGTCTTCCATCCGTTTTGTACAGCCTGTGCATTAACCTGTGAGCGTACTTGATCATTCGCTCTATTTAAGAATGACAATCTGAATGACACCTGATGATTTACTTTCTCTGAGATACAAGGCAATCTTTTCATAATTGCCTGCTCAAGAGAGATGCACATCGGCAATATAGTTGACTTATAAAAGTTTGCTGTAACCTGCTCAAGGTTAGATCCTGGAGCACCACCATCAGAATTAATGAGGGCAGAAGGAACGCCATACCAACGGCAAATTTCCTCTACAGTAAACTCTCTGATTTGTAGCAACTGCTGCTCTGCAGGTGATAAAGAATAAGACTGAAACTTGATGTTAGCTGGCAGTACAGGATTACCATTGCGCTCTCTGGCTTCATTAAACGCTTTGGCAATATCTTCTTTTTGCTTTGGATTGAGGGTAGCTTCAGCTGTGAGGATACCTCTAATCTTGCCTTTGGTAGCAAAGACATCAATGGCAGTTGTCTGAGCTTTAATCGATTCATCTACAGAGGCTAGCATATAGTCAAGCTTAGATAAGCCCATGATACCGTTGCCCATGCATTTCCAATGTAGAATGTCTCTTGATTTGTAATCTACATACTGATCACGCTTGTTGTAGTATCTGTAAGTCAAATCACCATTATCATCCATGAACACCTGCATTTGATCAGAGTTTAAAGGATAGATAGCTTTGACTGTCTTATCTGTTTTACGAGAGATTAAAGCATAAGCGTTACCTCTTAAGGCCCAGTTTAAAGTTAAGGTTTGAATAACTTCAAACGGTGTCATGTCGTAGTTTGGAGATATAGATAAAATCTCATGCAGATTACATTTAGTATCACGAGAACGTGAACCATCCTGATTGATTAGATACACATCACATGGAAGCGATGCCATGGTGCGAGCAAGCAAGTCGATACAGGCATATACTGTAGATACCTGTAATGCTTGCTCAGGAGTTGGTTTACTTGCTGAAGGAACAGCAGCAACCATAGGAGCGTTGTTTTGCCAACCTCTTTTGTCAGCTGTTGGTGTAAACGAATTTCTAATCCATTTAAAAAAATTCATTTGTTGTTCCTAAAAAATTAAAGGCTCATCGTTAAATGTGTGCCCATCAGAGTAACCATTCTCAACATCAAGAAGTAAAGCCTGCTTCATAGCCATGATTAGAGCAACCATGCCATCAATCTTGTTATCAGGTGTTTCTTTTCGAGGGTAAACGTTATCTTTAGCATCCATGTGGGCCACAAGGTTAGATGCCATCCATTCAAGTACAGGGTTACCATCTGTATGCAGTCGTTTCTGATAGCAAAGCGCCTGTACTTCTTTCATTGGTTCTGAAAAGTTAGCTACAGTAGGTTTTAATTCAACCATCTGTATACCATCATTCATCAGGTTAGAGGCTAACTGATAGGCTTGCCATGGATCGAATGCTATAGCCAAAGTATCAAAACGTTGACTGTCTTGAGCTATGTAATTTTGAATTGATTCAAGATCGTTAATCGCACCATCTGTAGTGTGGATTAAATCCTGTTTTGCCCATGATTTGTACTGAGAGTTTGTTGAGCTTTGAATTTTATCTTCAGGAAGCCAGAACTCAGGGAATACATAGTAATGTACCTTGTCATCTTCTTTTCTAAAGAAAAGCCTTACGAGGGCAGTGATGTCTGTTTTAGCTGCAAGATCTAAACCGTAGATGCAATACTCACCTTCAAAATCTTCAAGTGTCATCTCAGGTCTATAGCACTTACGCCACTTAGACATCTGAAAAAAGGCGCTGTCAGCATTACACCAGACACATAGATGCTTTGTCTTGTAGTTATTCTCAGCAGCAGGATCAGACAGAGCCTTTGAAAGATTAGCTAACACTACTTTAGGCTGTACTGAGATATCCCAGTTGGGGTTAGCTTTAATTAAAGCCTCTTCTGTCTTCCAGTCGTCACCATCATCTATGGTGTAAATAATTCCAAACTGAGATTCTTCAGTTGCGCTGCCATCTAAGATCTTGCATACGAAACGGCGCACTTCCATACAGATACCGGTTAAATTAAAACCGGCTGTAGTAATACACCATAATATTGGCTGTGAACGTTTACCGATAGATGTCTCTACAACATCGTATACTTCACGTGTTCTGTGAGCATGTAACTCATCAATAATGCCACAGTGAGTATTCAAACCATCAAGGGTATTACCATCTGCTGATTTAGCTTCAAATTTTGAGTTTGTGCCAGGCACTACCATGGTTTTTGATAAAACACTTAAGCCAAAGCAATCTTTTAATGGCTGATTAGCTCTAGCCATAGCTTGAGCATCACCAAAAACGATCTTTGCCTGATCTCGTGTGGTAGCAAAAGAGTAAACATCAGCACCTTTCTCATTGTCAGCACATAGCATGTATAAGCCAACACCTGATGACAATGCTGATTTACCATTACCACGTGGCACTTCAATATAAACCCGTTGAAAACGACGGAGATTGTTTTTATCTACCCAACCGAACACAGTCGTTAATATGAAGATCTGCCATGGCTCAAGTTTAATGTTCTCACCAGCTTTAGGACCTTTAACATGAGTAAGCGCTTCAATGAATTTGCATACTCTGCAAGCTAAGGTTGTATCAAAGTGATAAGTCCATGACTTTCTTTTTAAATCTTTTACTTGTCTTTGACAGGCTTGTTTTACGTATCTACAGGTAGGTATCTTATTGCTGAGCACATCTTCAATGTACTTATTAGCAATCTTGATGTAGTTACGCATAGTTACAAGTCAGCAAATGGGTTCTTATTCTCTGTTTTGGTATGGACGCTCACTTTAGAGCGTGATGCTGGAGTAAAACCAAGTTCAGTTAGATAGCCTCTCAGGATGCATTTAAGATCATTCTGCATTTTGAGCATAGGATGAGGCTTTGAAACGCCTAATTTTTCATCAATAACAGTGGGACCTTCCCGATTTAAGATCTCTTGACACTCAATGATCTTTGCCATTGTGTCTGCCCAGCATGCAAATACTGAAAAATCTAGTGTTGTAAGCAACTCGTCAGGTGCTTGAGCTAATGCAAACACCCACAAGTCGCGTGCAGTTTTGGATAAAAAGTCAGGAGGTTCGACTGTGTTTAAAGCTTTCTTAGGAACAGGCTCATTAAAGTTTGTTCTACATGGCTGTAGAGTTCCCTGCAACTTCTTAATTGCTGTAGGTTTTCTAGGTCGAGCCATGATTTTTTATAACCGTTTTTTGATTTTGATAGCGATTTTTCGTGGCGACTGCCTAAAAAAGTTTCCATTTTGCACGCGCGTGTAAAGAACTTACGGGGCGTTTCTAAAGCATCACAGTCAACTTTTTGACTCCCCCTCGGGGGCTTGCAATCGCTTACCAAGAGTTTCAGTAAATGTTTTCTTAGAATGACATGATTTGCAAAGAGGTTGCCAGTTCTTTTCATTCCAAAAGAGAGCTTTGTTTCCCTTGTGAGGAATGATATGGTCAACCTCTGTAGCAGGTGTTGTCTTACCAAGCTTAGCGCACTCAACACAAAGAGGATGAGCAATTAGAAAAGCCTTGCGAGCTTTAAGCCATGTGTTGGTGTAACCTAACTTATGTCTTGAGCGTCCATCATAGTTCATAGTTCTTTTATGTTCAGCACAATAGCATGAACCTTGAACAGCATACTTATGACATCCGGCATATTGACATGGACGAGCAAAAGGACTTGGCATATGAACTATAATCTAATCAATAAACACAGGATAAATAACGAGGAGTAGAACCAATGCCACAAACCACAACATACTATATAGCCTTATATACAATTGAAGGAGTCATATGAAAAAGCTTAACAAAAATGATTTTTGTAAAGAAATTCAAATGTTCACCGAAGTAGTGCTGATAGCATGTAAAAGAATAAACAAACTTGTAATGTCAAAAGAAAGTTGTAAGTTCATAAATTCAATGGTTGTAAATCAAAAACTTATGAGTAAACAGGAATTGCTTGATATTTATATAAGTAAAATGGAGCAAGATCCTGTATTAAACGATATGTTAAAAGACAACAAATTACATTACGCTTTCAATTTTGTTAATGGTTTTAATAAGCTTTCTTTATATTCCGAGCCTGTTTTAAAGAAAATAATTGCAAAATACCAAGAACTTGATGATTCAGATTCTTTTTATCAAATTCTGTATGATGCAAGTTTCTATAATGACGATGAACTTAAGGCTTTTATTAAAGGTTTATCTTTATCTGATGTAACTCAAACTGATATTGAAGATCTTAAGCAAACAACAAACTCAATAAAAAAGTTCATATCCAATAATCCAGTTATTACTTTCATATTTGCAACAATTTGCTCACATTACTTAGAAAACGGACTTGATAAAGTTGACGATTACATTGTTGAAGCTAGCTCTTATGTATATGATTTTGTAGAAAACAAATCAAATACCCCAAAAGAACAGCAACAACAAAACCTGAAAAGCTCAACTCTGAAAAAGAAAAGTACAGATTACCATTCAAATAAAACTTCTCTGTCTCAAACAAAAGAGGAAGAATCAAAGGCAAAACAATCTTAAAAGCAAGGTTAAATAATATAGCGCCAAATGCGATTAAACATACAGCAAACAGCTTTGTTTTCATTTTCTTTATTCTCTAATCTTTATTGCAACGCGTTATATTTCTTACTTAACTCATTACGTTCAACTGCAATCTCATCACACTTAGCTGAGAGCTTAAGTGCATACTCTGCAAGAGTTCTTCTGTCCTGTCTAAGCTGTCCACATTCACAGGTTGCTTTAGCTTCTCTGGTAGAGGTGGTATTTGTGGACAATGCTGCTTCACCGGAACTGCCACTGTCTGAGCGCAAGCTGTTAGCATGCAACTTAGACATAGCAGCATTATACTTGTCTTTAATCTTGTTAATCTCATCTGTAGCCTCTTTGTCAGCCTGTTCCTGCTTAGCTTGCCATTCATGTTCTATATTAAGCTGCTTAACTGTAGCTTCTTGATCTGCTTTTATAGCTTCAGTCTGCATTTGAGCAATTTCGGCTCTGTAATGCTTGGCTGTGATGGTGACACCAAAGCACGCGCCAGCAATAAACAATAAAATAAAAGCAGTAAGAATTGTGTATTTAAAATTTAACATAATAAATAGGCATACTCTAACCTGTTGAGCTATTGGGCAATTAGAGAGGTGTGAAGCAAACACCTTGATATTCATTATTAGACTAATGAATTGTTACGAATCAATTTAACAAAAGTTTACTTCACACTTATGAGCAATCTACCAGTGGAACCGTTAAATAAAAACTAGTAAACCACTCATAAGTGTGAGCTGTCTGTTTTACTTCTGACAGCAAAGAAGTGGGAGTGACAAATACCTGAAACATGTTGTTTAAAGCACCTGAACACGTGGAACCTTTTAAGAAAGAAAAAGCTTTTGTTCAGCCTGTCTTCTCTTGGTTAGTCCTTGCAGAACCACACCGCCAGCTTTGTTAATATCTAAAAACTCAAGTGATGCACCGTACTTATCGCCATTTTTCATCTTAGACCAAAGTTTATAACCTGTTAAAACCTGAATAGGAGATAACCAGCGTCCGTCTTTAGTTTTTTTACCTGATAGGTTGAAGAGTAAACTGCAGAGGGCATCAAACATGCCTTGAGTAACTTCAATTTCATCGGCATTCAATGCTGCTGTAATCTGACGTTCTACCTTTTCAAGATCTAACTCTAAAAGACGCTCAGCTTCAAGTTCTGTACAAATACTGTGCTCATTAACATCAGGACCATGGTGACCATAGCCAATAGTCCATCCTTTTTCGCTTGATACAGGCTTATATGCAGCAGTTCTTAGCCCTTCAAAGTTCATTATAAGAGCAATACCATGACTACTTACTTTCATCATCTGATTTACCCTCAACTTTCAAGTTAATAACTTGTTTAATCTTTAAAGAGATATAGTCACTGCCCAAGAAACCTACGAATGTACCAATTGCAACACCTAACTCCAGAGGCCACTTAAAGTAATACTCTGAAATTAAGATAAGTGCAGATGAGAGCATAGAGCATGTCAGTGCTTCACAAATCTTAGCCATGAATTTGCGTTTGGTAGAGCGTAAATATGCCATCACGAATGAGCATGCTGTACCAATCATCAAATAAATGACTTCTGGGGTTAAATGTTTATACATAGGAAATAAAAAAAGCCCTCAATTTCTTGAGAGCTTTATTGTTGACAAATTAGGATAATCTATGAGGTAAGAGGAAAGCACCGATGTTCAATACGTACTTTTTCACTCTAATTGTTTTATAGTATATTCTTAAAAAACGATCCATTAACGACCAATTAACGATCTTTTTATCTATTTGATTTTAAAGAATAAAGTAGTATTTTAGGGGGGGGG